GGGGAAGTTGCCGAGCGAGTCGTCGAACTCGCCGAGATAGAAGAGCGTGTAGTCCTCGGGATGCTGGCCGAGAGGGTGCGTTGAGCTATTGCAGGCATCCGTGAATGCACGGACGGCGATCGCCTGGTTCGTGGTGCAGAAGGGCGGCATGTAGAGGGCAGCGGCAGAGTCCCATACAGCATGAATTTTGTGGATCACTCAGAGGTTCCTTTTTGCGGGTTTGATTTTGGCTTTAGCACATTCTTCACGTACTGCAAGCCGTTCAGGAGTGTTGTCGTAAGCACGTTTTTTGGCGCGAGATTTGCGCCGGTTTTTGATCTTTTCGAGGGTTTTGGCAGATTCTTTTTCAAGTTGCTTATCGTAATAGCGCGGGACTTTTTGCTTTCGTCCATTGAGGACGGTGAAGTCATCGGGGTAAAGATCGTCGCGATGCTTTTCATAGTGCAGTTGTCCTATGCCAGGTCGACGGGACATGAGTGCAAATTCCGGAATGATTGCATGTAGTTCGCCGGTATCCGGGTCGAGCCGTTCGTAGTGGGCTTTTTGTTTTTCGCCGTTGATTTTTTTGAGGCTGTAGCGGGCAACGTATCCCGCAGTTTCCGGTGTGACGTCGGAGAATTCGACGATGCCACGAGACCAGATTTTTTCGAGGGTGTTGGATGACCAGCGGGGATTTTTTGACCCGGGGTTAATTCGTCGGGCATCACTCGGGAAGAACCCGAAGATGATGAGGTGATAGTGAGGCCGGAGGTTTTCATCGCCGTATTCACCGATCGCGAAGAAGCGGATTTTGCATGGGCTGAGGTATTGGCGCAAGGCTTTCAGGAAAGATTGCACGTGCCGTTTTACCAGCGTGCCACCAGTTGGCAGCGAGTCCGGATCGTAGGTCAGTGTCACGAAGATGGAATGATCGTGGAATCGGGCTTCGTGAATCATCCGGATGGCCCATGCCTGCGAGTGTGCGAGCCGACAGCCGATGCATTGGCCGCAGGGGACTTCCAGCGGTATCCCCGTCGTGCCCTGGCGCTTGAACGTGAGACCTCCCCCCGGCTTGTTCCAGCCTTTGAGGGGTGCGAAGCAGGTCATGGGTCACAGTCGGATCCCGCCACGGCGGGGGGCCTGGTTGACGTTTTTGGGGTGAGTGCCTTTGGCAGTGTTTGTAAACAAACGCTCACTTTTGTTTCGATTCAATGACTTACGTTTCATGGGTGTGTTTTTTCCGTTTCTAGGTGGTTGATTTTGAAGGGTTAAGTCAGTGGGCACAGTTACATACAAGGTAATGTAACTGTGCCCACTGGGTTGTGGGTTTCGGAGAAGAGGTTTAGCGAGGAGGAGGAGTGGTTTATTTCTCCGTAGAGCAGGGGTGCGGAGCACCCCTTGCTAGACCCCTTGTTAGACCTCGAACGTGGCGTAGCGTTCATTTTACGGGGTCTGACGGGGGTTTTGGGTCAGCGGGAGGGGGGACGATTGGTGAAGATGGAGTGTTGGTGAGTCCGAGTTCCCGCATTTTTTCCGCATTGGCCGGATTTTGTACGAAGTCTAAGAAGCCATTCGGAGTGGCAACAAGGTTGCGGATTGAAGAGGGCAGCTCAGCGAACATTTTTTCCGCGCGTAGGAGAGTGTTTTGAGCAGTTTGATAGTCGCACGAGGAGAAGTCGCCGTAAGTAGCTGCGTATTTGGCGTAGTGAGAGAGCGCACCAGTGCGCTGGTATTTGGCCAGAATGCGGTTTATGTCGCAGTCGTCTTTGAACTCCTGCTTAGTTTTTGAGGGTTCAGACCCAATGGGCTGAACCAGACGCGGCACGAGCCGCTTGACCGGCTTAGCCGGGGTTGTCGTTTCACACTTGGTGGGCATTTTTTTACCTCTTTCCGAGAATTAAGAGCAGTTTGCCGATATCAGAGACATCGGGATTTTTCATGAGTTTGTCGATGAAGGCCTGATCGCCGTATGCGGATGACAGGATGTATTTTTGCAGGACTTTGTCGGAAAGAATTTCCCGCAAGTCAGCTTTTTTCCGCTTGACATCCAGAGCGGAGGATTCGCCCGTGATGGCGAGATTGGCGATTTCATGAGCAGCTTTTGAGACAGCTTGAGTCCCGGTTTGAATACCGAGAGCTTTTTCAGAATCGCCGTATTTTTCTTTTTGCTCGAGCTCGAAGGCCAGATGGTCAGACCGAAGATTGCTTTCGGTCTTTTCGGCTTCGGCTTTGGCAGCACCAGAGGACGCTTGATCGGCCTGGGCCGACATCAGTTCCTTCTGCAGTTTCAGCATAGAGCCGCGGCCAAAGGCTTCGCCGTAGTCCGGAGTCTGCGGAAGCTGGGCGTTGGGTGTTGAAGCCCCACCCCCCCCGGTACCGGAGAGGATGGGGTTCAGGCCGGCTAGTCGTAGGTCTTCGACCTCCCGCTGGTGAGCGGTATTCGACATGCGTTCTTCCCAGTCACGGCCTTTTGAAGCCTGTTTCGCGGATTGCTGGCCCTGATAGACAGCGCCAGCGCCTTGAGGACCGCCGACGATGAAGCCGCCGCCTATTTTGATGGCGTCAGAGAAGAAGCCCATTAGAAGTGATCAATGAGGCCCGGAACGCCGTACATCGGCATTGGGCGAGCGCATTTCAGATCGAACCAGAAGTCCAGAATGAAGTCCGGTTCGGATGGGACCGCAATAGTCCGCTTGATAGGCGGGTTGTCCTCGATGAACGTGTTGTTGAGCAGTGGCGTGCTGTCGTAGTCCAGGGCGAGATGCCAGGCATCAAGAGGTGTCGTTACATCGGAACGGAACAGGTTCGTCACGAGTGACGGCTTGTAGCGGTATTCCGCGTAACGTTCCTGATAGCCGAAGATTTTGTCATCTTCGGTGGGGTTGTTGGCGAAGTAGATTTCTTTGTTGAGAACGCCCTGTTCGCCAATTTGGGCGAGCGCAGGCCAGTAGAAATCGAAGCGAGTTTTGCGAGACCACGAGCGGTGGACTTGGTTTTGATAGGTCAGTTCTGCTCGAGCGGCCACAAGGCCGATCACCACGCAGTGTTCGGTGAACGAGTGAGTGAACCCGTTCCGGTTTCCACTGAGGTTGGCAGTGCCATAGGCGGCCAGCTGGCCGACAAACGTTTCGTGGCTCTCCGTATAAATACGGGCGGTCGATGCGACCTGCGAGATATTGACCGGCTGAGAATAGCCGCCGAGATATTCGGGCCGCTGCAGGCGGGCGTCCGGCGAGGTAACGCCGAAATGAGATTTGATCAGCTCGATGTAGCGCGTGCCGCCCCGGGCGTCCCGTTCAAGGATTTTCTGAATTTGGAACGCTTCGCGGAGCGTGTTGATCGTGGTTGCAGTTGCGTTCGACAGATCAGCAACAAGATTAGGATCAAGCCAAGCAAGAGGAGCCTGCAAAGCATCATTTTGAGTCCCGACGGTATTCGAGCCGGTAGTCTGTTTAAGGTAGCCAACGTTAACACCACCGTCGGTTTGAAACGTAGGCCAAGAGTTAATGTTGGAAGGAGTATTACTCACCGGCACTACCGGGGCCAAACTGCCGAGCGGGATAGAAACCGCATCGCCTTTTTGTGGCCAAGGCAGGCAGGACGTGAAGTAGTCATGACGCTTGCCGCGTCGGACGATTTGGTAGTTGCCGCCAGTGACGGAGACCGTGGCATCGCCGGTGTGCTCGGGCAAGGGATCCTGCAGATTCTGATCACGAAACCATTCGTTCCAGATCAGGTTATAGGCCCGGAAAGGCAGCGCGTTGAAGGTTGTTGAGGTACCACTAGATAGTGGCAAGCCGAAATAGTCAGCAAGGCTGCCAGTACCAGCAGCAACCGATTGATGGATCGTGACCTGCGGAATTGTGAAATCGGTTGAGTCGCCGGGTTTGTCTTGCGCACCATTGAATTTTTCCCAGTTGTCCCACAGGAGCCGGTAGGGAACGGCAAAAAAGAAAGTATCCAGATAGATGTTGTCCATGATCGGAAACAGAGGTGTAGCCAGTCGAGCTACACCGTGAGCTTTGAGATTGAAGGTATCCCCGGGCAGAGCCTCATCGAGAAAGAACGGATAGAGCAGTCCGGAGTTAATTGTCGTTTTCAGGCCGCTGGAGCGGTCGAACGATGAGCGGTTAATTTCCGCCTTCGGGACTTGAGCGAAGCGATTAGGCATTTTCATCAACCTCCGGGTTAGCAAATTTGGGTTTCAGGACAGAAAGTCCGGTAGCGATTTTCACCGCGGTATGTTCCTGGGCGAAGTTGCCGAGCGAATCGTCGAACTCGCCAAGATAGAACAGCGTGTAGTCCTCCGGGTGCTGGCCCAGAGGATGATTCGAGCTGTTGCACGCGTCGGTAAATGCACGCAGGGCAATGCCCTGATTCGTGGTGCAGAAGGGAGGCATGTAAAGGGAAGCAGCGCTATCCCATACAGCGTGAATTTTGTGGATCACTCAGAGATTCCTTTTTGCGGG